TCAAAGTTTCTCTAATTGGGAGTTTAAATTTAACTTGGCCTCTTTGGTAACATGCAAATAAATTTGTTCTAACATCTTAGAATTTTCATGACCAACTCTATCTTGAATAACATAGAACGGTACTCCTAAAGCAGCTAGCATTGAAACATGAGTGTGTCTAAATGTATGAGTGGATAATCTTTTGGCAATACCTAGCTTATCTTTAGCATTTCTTAAAATTGTATTCAAAGAAGATATTTGATAAGGGGTTCCGTTAGCAGTTTGAAATAAAAAACCAGATTCGTATTTATCTAATTGTTTTTGGTAAATTTCAACTGCTTGAGATGATAAGTTTATATCTCTAATCCCAGCGGCAGTTTTAGTTGTATCTGTTTTGTGCTGTTCAGTAACACTAACTTTTTTATATTCTAATGTTCCAGTTACATGTACTACATATTGATTGTTAATGTATTCAATATCATCCATATCTAACGCTAGAGCCTCACCAGCACGCATACCAGTTAAATATAGCCATTGAAAAATTGGAGCGTAATTAGGGTGCTTTTTTTGAATATAGTCAAAGAGTTTAGTCAACTCATCCTTTTCCAAAAATTTATCCTTTATTTTAGTACCATGATTTGGTTTTTTAGGTGAAAGTTCAACTTTATCCAATGGATTATCTTTTAAATAATTTTGTTTTATGGCAAATTTAATGGCCAGATTTAGCTTACTTTTTATGATGGAAACGTATTTAGCTGATAAATCATGTTTGAATAGCAGATCATCAAATGAACGACTTAAAATTGATGAATCAAGCTGAGATAATAAAGTATCTTTATTGATGACACCTAATAGAGTTTGGATATTTGCAACTGTTGCCAAATAAGTGGTCCTTCTAACTTGCTGTTTATATATTAGAAACCATTCATCAAACAGATTAGCTAATGTTTTACCTTCAATAATATTATCGTTAGCTAAAGCCGTTTTGTTCCTTATTTTTTCGTTAAGTAATCTCATAGCTTTATTTTGTGCTTGTTTTGAATTACTAGATAAAGTAATACTTACAGTTTTTCTTTTTTGTGTATATGGATCTATATAACGTTCATAATATCTATAGACGTCATTTCTTTTTTGAAAATACATATTAATCATCTCCTTAGAATAATGTTCTTTTTGACCTATAATTAAACCCGTCATTCTTGACGGGTTATTAACTCTTTTTTAGACTTTCAACAAAGCGTTGAGGGTCTTTTTTTATCTCGTTGACAATAGTTTCAATTAATTGCTTAGCGTACCATTCAGTTAGATTATCTAAACAATCCTATAATCGCAATTCCAACTCCAAATAAGCCAATAACGATAGTTCCCCAAAAGAACCTGCGCCATTCTTTTTGTTGTTCTCGCTGATATTCACGTTCCTTATATAACGCATTTTCAATCATCATTGGAATAGAACTAAACTTTTCATCTATCTTTTCGGATAAATTATCTATTTTAGAATTCAGTTTATCAATTTTATTTTGAGTTTCTAACTGTGAAATTTTGAGTTCATCATGCGTTACAAATTTCTTATCCATATTCTCGCTGCCTCCTTTAGACAAGTTTTCATCTTCATTATAACTTAAGGGAGAGCCAGGAGAAATAGATTCATTATTTTTAGAAACTAAATTCATATACTCTTTAGACATTACCTTCCACCTCTTATATCTAGAATAGGAACCTTTGTTTTGAAAAATGTACCAACTCTAACACTTTCACCAACTCCCATTTCTCCAGGATGCTTATGAGTATAGGAGAAACTGACATTTGCAAAGTCATATTTTAAATGTTCATATTCATCAATAAGATATTTTTTATCAATAAAAATATCAGATTGTATAGAAAATATATCTTGAGAATTAGGAATTTCAGTAAATTCTTGAGAAAGATAGATTTCATCAGGTGGTGTAGTACCCGCGGTTATTGTTAGATAAATAAGTCTATCAGTATTGGCTAAAGAATAATTTTCGTTAACTTTCATAGATGTTATAATTTTACAATTAATACCACTATTATTTAATTCAAAATAAGGAACGGTAGCATCTTCTGAATTACCAATTCTTAACTCTAATAAAGAAATATCAATATCATTTAGCATAAGTATTCACTCCTTTAAATAATAACTACACCAACAATTTTAAAATCATCACTTTTTACGATTTCATAACAACTCCGACAACATCTTAGAAACATATGGCTCAAAGGCGAGGGGGAGGCCGAAACTTTCTAAGAACTTAACGGGGCTGAGTTCGGATTCGTCATATTCTGATCTGTAATTTTCCAATTCTTCCCTAATCATGAACTGATTGGCTTCAGCTTCCATTTTTGTATGTAAGGCTGGTGTAGCATTGTATAAGTTTGACAGTCCTTTTTGCTTAGCAGCATGCCCTAACTCATGTAGAATTACTTTTTCTTGTTCGTGTTCATTTAAACGGTTATCTACAATTATCCAGTTCAATTTATCCACGTACAAGCCACCACAATCTAATTCGTCATATTTCAATGTGATTTGTTGTTCAGAGAGCAGAGCTTTAATTCTACTATCCATAAAATCACCTACTCTTTATTGTTGAGGTAAGCAGAGATAAGACCTTCCACGACATCTTTATCATGCTGATTAAGTTCCTTGCCGTTGTAGGTCATAATGCTATTCATAATTTCCGACAGGTCTTTTGTATCAGTAGAGTTTTCTTCCTTACCATCCCGACCTAATAAGTAGTCGGTTGTTACGTTGAAGTAGTCGGCTAGAACATTTAATGTATCAGCTCCAGGCACAGTTCTTCCAGTTTCCCAAGAACCTACAGCTTGTTGCGAAACATGAAGTGTAGTTGCAAGTTCAGATTGTCGTAGTCCTTTTTCTTTACGTAGTTCTTTAATTCTTAATCCTAATAACCCAACATCTTTTGCAGTCATAAATATCACCATCCTAATTAAAATAATTTCAGTTATATTTTATTACTTTTTTCAGTTAAATACTACTTTTAATAGGGTCAACAACAAAATGTAGAAAATAAAACAACAAAAAATGAAAAAAGTGTTGAAATACAACTTAGAATAGTATATTATATACATGTAAGGTTGATAAGGGCTTTACGAAAACTAAAGAAAGGAGAAAGTTATGAATGAGGTAATAAAAATAGCCTTAGCCATCTACTTCATAACAGATATATTCTTAAATCTATATAAGAAATATCTGGAAGTCGAAAAACTAAGACTAGAAAATAAAAAAATAAAATCAGAACTAAGATATAAACGCAAATTAAAGTTCTGATTAACCACAATGAAAGGGGCTTGCCCCTTAATTTGTGGCACTCTCATCATAACATAATAATAATTATGAATACAGTTTTATTATATGTGATCTTAGTAGTTGTAATTGTTAGTAAAATAATTGATTTTTATCTTGATAACAAAATCAAGAAATTAAAAAAAGAACAAGAACAACTAAAAAAAGATCTAGATGAATTGAAGAAAAAATAGGAGGTAATAAAAAATGAATAAACCATTCAATGAGTTTGAAGTCAAAAATAAGAAAGTTTTTATTGATGAAAAAGAAGTTAAAGCAGTTAAGAATTTGAATATAAAAAAAGGTAAGGGAAACCTTGTTGAAGTAACTCTTACCTTTGATGCAGTACCTAAAGACCTAAATACTTTTGGATACTGATAGACATAACTGATGAAGCGACTGATTGAAGTGTAGAAATTGCGAATGAACCTAGTTTACCAGAAAATTCTTTTGTTTTATTCCAATTATCATCAGAACGAATATTATTAAGAAATTCATGTCCTTGTGGGGATAAGTCCAAAATAGAAAAAGAATTATCCAGATAAAAATCAGTTTGTTCAAGCATTTTAGACCAAGCTAATTGACGAACATGATATAAAATTTCATTTTCAGAATAATTTGATAGAGACTTTGATTTATATAATTCAAAACTGGAAATGATTTTACCATAACTAGATGTATCTTCTACAGCTAACAAAATATCACGTATACAATCAGGATTTAACTTCATAAAACTACACCTCCTTTCACTAGGAGATAAACAAATTATATCAAAGATAAAATAGAAAGCGAGATGATTAAAAATGGCTACAAAATTAAAAGTTTTGAGAGCTGAGCATGATTTAACACAAGAAGATTTAGCTGAAGCATTAGGAACCACACAGAAAGTGATTTCAGCGTGGGAGACGGGTAGAGTTAATCCTAGACCATTTATGATGCAGAAAGTAGAAGACTTTTTTGGTGTTCCCAAAGAAGAAATTTTTTTTACAGCTTTCAACTACACAAAATAGTAAAATCATCAAAATTAATGGATTTTAACGCTTTATAGTTGTTTTAAGAAAGGGATGAACACAATGAATGAACTTAAGATTTTGGGAACTGAAAAAATCGGAAACTTTAAATTTACTGGAATCGAAGGCGGTTTTGGTGAGAATAAAAAAGCAATGTTAGTTAGAGACATTGCGGTTATTCATAACTTAGAAACGAGAACCGTAAATCAAACGATTAATAGAAATATCAAACGTTTTAAAACTGGGATAGATATTCTTGATCTAAAACAAATCACACACAGTGATGTGTTTTCGGAATATGGATTTACCAAAGCACAATGGGGTAATGCTAACAATATTTACCTCCTTTCAGAACGAGGATACGCTAAATTACTCAAAATTCTTGAAGATGACAAGGCTTGGGAAATCTATGACGAGTTGGTGGATAACTACTTCAATATGAGATACGTCATCCAAAAGCAAGATTCATATATGATTACTGATCCAGTTCAACGTGCTAAGCGTTGGATTGAAGAGCAAGAAGAGAATCAAGTTAAGTTAGCAATGGCTAAACAAGAAACAAAAGATGTTCAAGATAACACGCCAATATCTTCTAAAGATTATCAAGTGTTATCTAGAAAGATTGGTCAAAAGCTAGATCGATATCTTAGTCAACATCAAATTTACAACAAAAACCAAGTTGCTTTGTTGAGATGGGATTTAAATAATGCAATTTTAAAAGCTGCGGGAGTTCCTGCAAGAACATTAATCAAACAGAAGCATTTTACAGCCATTGCGGAAGCATTAGTTAATTGGGAACCAAGTGAATCAACGTTAGAAAAGATGAAGGCTTATTAAGGTAAGTAAGGTAGGTGAGCGATGTGGAATACTATAACATGTTGCGGAAGAAAGATTTTGTAAAAAAGTACAAATATTCGCCTTCGGTTTATCAAGCCAGAATGAAAGAGTTTAAAGTATCTAGATTTTCGGAAGGGTATGTCGAAGTAACAACGCATGAAATTTGGATAATAGAAGAATATTTTCAACAATTTTTAATATGGAAATCTAAACAAAGAAATTAGAGGTGACCTAATGGAACCAGGTTTAGCAGTGATTGTAGCGTGTATAGCTTATGTAATAATTTTTGCTTTGGTTAGTTGGATCAAGAATATTTTTACGAATTTAAAGGAGGTGAGAAGGATGATTAATTACAGAACAACAACTCTTGTCGCTTTTGGCATGTTAATTTTAAGTTTTTTGCAAAACCCGTTTAGCAAACAAACGATATTTTGTGTAGTACTTGTTACTTTGCCACTTGCTGGCAAAGTAGTATACGACTCCATTAAAAGAAAATGATTCTTAGATAATTAGCTATCAATGAAAGGAGGTGAGATTGTGGTAGAACAAAAAAATTCAGTGGTTGCAGCCACTGAAAAAATAAAAATTACCAACATTAATTTTAACACATTATTCAATTTCACGAAATCACTAGATAGTGATGTTGAGAAGTTTTTAGTAATCAGAGCTTTCTATCAACTTAATTATTTTGATCTTGAATCTAATGATAGAGAAGCATTAGAAGAACTATTAAAACCAATAGGAGGAACCAAGTAATGAACTTATTTGACTTAAACCAAACGTACAGAGAGTTAGAAGAACGCGAGGACTTAGATCCAGAAACACTATCTGACACCTTGGACTCAATCAACGACACCAGAGAATTGAAGCTAGACAATATTGCTTATTGGATTGAAAAAAACAAGATGCAACTTGATTGGCTGTCTGAAAAACTCAAAGATTTAAGAGCAAAGCAAACGTCACTTAACAACTTAAATCGTTCTTTGCAAAATTACATGACACAAGCATTAGATGATGCAGGCATCAAAGAATTGCAAACTGAAAATCACATTTTGAAGCCTAGAAATTATAAGGCATCAGTTATTGTAGATAGTCTAGATAATGTACCAGAAGAATTTAAACAAACTAAAACAGAAGTTACTGCTGATAAGAAAGAACTATATAAGGTTTTAAAAAATGGACAAGAAGTTCCAGGTGTTCACCTTAAGGCCAATAGAGGAACAGTGATTAAGTAATGTTTAAATTGAGAGATTATCAATTGGAATCAATTAAAAACATATATGATTCCGTCAAGAAAGGACATCACTCCATAATTGTTCAGTCACCACCTCGAACAGGCAAGACTGTGATTATGTCCGAGATTGCCAGACGTGCTACTAAAAAAGGTAATCGAGTGATGTTCATGGTTCATAGAAAAGAAATTGTAGATCAAGTTACCAAAACTTTCAAGGCTAATGAAGTTGATATGTCTCTAACTCAAATAGGGATGGTTCAAACATTTACTAGACGTGTGGATACTCTTTCTAAGCCTACTATCATTTTCGTAGACGAGGCTCATCATGTTCTAGCTAGAAGTTATCGTAGAATCCTTGAGACGTTTCCAGACGCTTTAAAGTTACTTTTTACAGCTACACCAGTAAGACTAAATGGAGAAGGGTTTGAAGATGTAGCAGATGACTTAATTGTTGGTAAGCCTATTTCGTGGCTGATTGATAATCAATTTCTAGCTCCAGTAGATTACTATGCACCAGTTGCTTTAGATACTTCAAAACTAAAAACTAAGCGTACAGGTGACTATGACGAAGAATCCATTAGGGATGCCTTTAAACCTAAGATTTACGGTAGAACAGTTGACCAGTATCTCAAGTTAGCAAATGGCAAACAAGCAATAGCTTATACCTACAATGTTGAATCTGCTGAGAGATTAGCTAAGCAGTTCTGCCAGCGAGGTATCTTAGCCAAAGCAGTGTCTGGTACTACTCCTAAAGCAGAACGAGACCAAATTATCAAAGACTATCGAGCCGGAAAGGTAAGGATAGTTACGAATGCCGAATTGTTTACTGAAGGATTAGATTTGCCAAACGTTGACTGTGTAATCATGCTTAGGCCGACCCAATCGCTATCTTTGTACCTACAGTTCGCCATGCGGTCAATGAATCCTCGAGAAGGTAAAACAGCTATTATCATTGATCAAGTTGGAAATGTTCAAAGATTTGGTTTACCTACTCAAGATAGGTACTGGAGCTTAGAAGGAACTAAGAAACAGAAAGAAAGCAATAGACCCAAGATTCAACCAGTATCAACATGTCTTAGTTGTTTTGCAGCTTTTTACAGGAACGGGAATACATGTCCGTTTTGTGGGGCTGACTTAGTTGAAGAAAGAAAAATTGAAGTAGTTGATAAAGCAGAATTGAAAAAGGTTGTAGCACGCAGGAAAGAAATGTTTAAAAAAATCATAAATGATAAAGTCGCTAATAACGTAGTAGACAAGCGACCTTCAGACTTAAAGACTTACGTTGAGGTTAAGGCTTATGCAGAGTTGAAAGGGTACAAGCCAGGGTGGGCTTACTTTTATGCTAAGCAGCGAGGCTTTATCAAATGAAAGGATGATTAAAAGTGTCAATTTTACCACCGCTTAATAGACAGAAAAAGGTTAGAAGAATTCCTAGAAACTTCTTCATTTTCGGAGATACTATGTCAGGTAAATCTTATCTGGCTGAGAGATTTCCAGTACCACTATTTTTAAATACAGATGGAAACTCAGAAATGATTCCGGCGCAAGATATTCAATTATCAAACGTTAGGGATGCTCAAGGAAAACTCAAGCGTTCTGTAATTAACCAATTAGACGAGATTATTTTAGAACTTAAAACTAGGAATCCTGGTTATAAAACAATTGTAATCGACGTTATTGATGATCTAACAGTCATGATTGAACAAGCTATTTGTTATGAGAATGACGTTCAAAATTTAGCAGACATTCCATATGGGAAAGGTTACTCAGCATTTAACAGCGTGTTACAAAGTTTTGTAGTAGAGCTTAAATCGCTGCCTTTGAACGTTGTTTATATTTCAAGGGTTACAACCGTCGGAGAAAGTGACATTGAAGTGCCTAGTCTTAAAACTAAGTACTACAACATTGTTAACGGCAACTGTGATTTAGTTATCCAAACTAAACGCAGAGGGAAGAACTATATCAGAAGAGTTACTGATAGACGCACACATTATGTACGTGAAGAAATTGATGACAAAGATATTTTAAGAATCTTAGATAACGTTGTAGGAGTATTTGACAAACCTGTTAAAACTCCAATTAAAGAGCAAAAGAAAATTGTAGACAAAATTGAAACAGAAAAAGAAGTAAAGGTAGGTAAAGAATAATGGGATTAAGAGACGCAGCAGCTAAGGCTTTAGAAGGATTTGACACAAAAAAAGGAAGTGTAAATAGTTTTGAAGGACTACCTTCTGGAGATTATGTCGTAATGATTGATAACATCAAGAACCAAGATACTCCATGGGGGTCTGAACAATTATCAATTAGAGTTCAAGTTTTAGAAGGTGACTATGCCGGCCAAAAAGAATTTGTTAATTTGAGTTTAGATGAAACCACTGCCAAAGGAAATCCTAATCCAATTCTTGGGCGTAACATCAAATTGATTGCTAAGTTAGCATCTAACTCAGGTATTGAACTTCAAGATCAAGATTGGGAAGACATTGAAACTTTGGCTAATGCATTGGCTTTAGCTGAAGGCAGAACTGTTCTAATGCATTTAACAGTTAGTGAAAACAAGAAGAATCCTCAATATCCATATCGTAATTATGATTTTGAAGAAGCAGACGAACCAGATCAAATTACTGTTGATGATGACGACCTTCCATTCTAAAGACTAAATGGAGCAGTAACTCTAGACTACCGAACGGGTGAGATGCCCGTTAGAAAGGATTTGCTATGAAGAATTTAGTAAATGTAGCACTGGCATATCAAGCTAAAGGGCTGAGTGTGCTACCACTTTTTAATAAAAAGCCATTGATTAAATTCGCTGATAGACCAGCTTTAACAGCAGATGAAATCAAGGAATTATGGAGAAAATATCCCACTGCAAGCATAGCTTTAAAAACTGATAAATTCTTTGTAGTGGATATCGATACACACGAGAATGGAGCAGATGGCTTTAATTCATTTGACCAACTGCCTAAAGAATGGTTTCCAGAAACGCTATCTCAAAAAACTAAGCATGGTGGTAAGCAGTTATTTTATCTTAAAAGAGATGAAATGACACTACATCAAATGATAGCTTGGCAACCTGGAATCGACATAAAAGCACATCCTAATAATTATGTAGTAGTTGCACCTAGTGATGGTTATTCGTGGGAGAATAAAAAACCAATTGTCAAAGCTCCAATAGATTTGATTAGAACTATTAATCAATCTAGAGCTTCTAAAGGTCATCCCAATAGAGTTAGTGAAGATTTAAATCTAACTAGAGAACGTAATTCAACTACAGATGTACTAGAAACCATAGCAAGCGGTTTAGGAAATCAAGGTCAAAGAAATAAAGCTTTAGCTGCCTTATGCGGAGCGTTATTTTTTAGATCAGTTAAACCACGGTTAGCTTATAAATTAGTAAACATAGCAAACGAGAATTCAAATGATCCTTTACCACAAAAGGAATTAGATAGGACGTTTGAATCAATCCTAAATAGAGAAATGCAGAATGGAGGTGGATAAGAAATGAGTGTTGATGATGCAATAAAAAAAGCAGAAAACCAAGAATCAACAAACATTGTAAAGATGCCAATTCCATTCACAATGACTCAAAGCGGTACTATCAAAGCTAATTCTTTGCGTAATATAGGTTTAATTCTAGAACAAGATGATGTTCTCAAAGGAACGTTTGCGTATAACGAATTTTCTTTTGCTGATGAAGTTGTAAAAAGTATTCCACAGTTACACATAAAATGTGGATATGTTGAGGATAACTATATTTCAAGTATTCTTCGATACATTGAAGATAAGTATGGAGTTTTGTTTACTGAAAGATTATTGCAAATGGCTGTTAATAACGACGCTCAAGGGAATTCATATAATCCAGTCAAGAGATACCTAGAAGAAGCTGAAAAGGAATGGGACGGAGAACAACGTGTAGCGTTACTACTACCAGAATTTTTAGGTGTTGAAATCAGTGAAGTAACAACGTTGCAGACTAAAATTTTTTTCGTTGGTGCGGTAGCAAAAGTTTTCAATCCTAACTCTAAGTTTGACTATGTTTTAGATCTGGTAGGTGGCCAAGGTGTAGGTAAAACCACTTTTTTAAAGAAGATTTCAAATGGTTGGTACACAGACCAATTCACAGATTTTAAGGACAAAGATAGTTATATGAACATGCAAAGAGCCTTAATTGTCAATGATGATGAAATGACAGCTACTAACAATTCGGATTTTGAAACTTTAAAGAAATTCATTTCATCTGAGGAATTGGAATACAGACCACCGTATGGCAGAAATGCGGTTAGAAGACCCAAGAATTTTGTCATTGCGAGAACAACAAATGAATCAACTTATCTGAAAGATAAAACCGGTGAGCGGAGATTTATGCCAAACATGGCCAACAAACGCAGACAGATTAAAAGCCCTATCACAGATTTAACACCAGAGATCATCAAGCAATTCTGGGGTGAATGTGTTCATTACTACAAGGACGGTTTTGATTTTATGTTATCAGCCGAAGAAAATGAATTACTCGAAGAAAATCGGAAGTCATTCATGTATATCGACGAGGCTGAAACTCAAATTGAAGAAGTATTAGCAAGGTGGCCAGGGACATTCATAACATCATCCCAAATAGCTAAAGAACTTGGAGAAGAGAATCTGATTAGAAATAGAAAGCTGGCTAAAAAAATCAAATACATTATGGATAATCATAGAGAATGGGAGCCGGCTAAAAAACGAATTAACGGAGTTCCTAAACGAGGATATTCCAAAGTGTAGTCACTGTAGTCACTATGTAGTCACTAAAATTGGAGTTAGTGACTACGCTAAAACGTTGATATATCAAGGATATATTACTACCGTAGTCACTAATACATATATTTTGTATATAAAGTATATAAATATATAGGGTAAGGGGATGGGGGAAGAGAATAAAAATAGTCCTGGAGTTTCTCAAAAAGTTTAAAGTTAGTGACTACGTTTAAAAACGTTTATAAACATTGCCGTATCAATGTTTATGAGGTTTTTTGAAGTGACTACGTAGTGACTACACTAAAAATAAACCTTGATTTAATAAGCTTTTAAAGTGGTCACTGAAAAATGAAGTAGTGACTACGGCTAGATTTTAGTGACTACACTAGAAAGGATTTTACGATTGACTTTAGAACAAAAAATTCAAAATGACATTATGGTTGCTATGGCTAGACATGGATGCACAGTGTTTAGAAGTAACGCTGGGACGGTTCAGACAAAATTTGGAACAGTGATTAAATTAGCTCCAAAAGGTTGGCCAGATATCACAGGATTTAGACACAGCGACGGAAAAATAATTCTAATAGAAGTTAAAAATGAAACTGGAAAACTTAGGAAAGATCAGATTAAGTTTCAGAAATTCATTGAGAATAAACCTGTTTTATACGGCGTATGCAGAAGTGTTGAAGACGCAATTGGATTGATTGAAAGTAATTAGGAGGAGAGAATACCATGAAGTTATTTTTACAAATTCTAAGCGCTGTGTGCCTACTAGGGAGCGCGACATACTTAATCTTCTATAGAACTAATATTAGTGATTCAGCCGTTTTAGTGACTGCACTAGCAGTAAGCGCAGCTTTCTTAGCTGGAACAGTTGGATGCGACGCCGGCTTTGATGAAGGCGTTAAGTACGGCAAAATTTCACGCCGTTAATTGAACTTGTCGCTTGTTAAAGGGCGGCAGGCTATTGGAAGTTTGTTGGTTCTTCCAAAAAAATTAAATCTATGAACCCTGGCTGACACTAGGTAAAAACTAACACTTGTATGTAATACTCCAAAATTAAGTAAACCAAAAAATGTAATTGCAAGACAATGTTATATACAAGTCAACGTGTATGTCAATTTTTGATGGCTCTAAGGCAATTTGAGGTGCCTGCACGTTATTTCATTAGCTGATGAATAAAAACGATAGGAGAAATAAAGATGAAAATAAGAAAAAAAGAACCTTTGGAAGCAATGCGAGGAAAAGAATTGTCAAAGTTGCCATTACAAGAAATTAAAGCATGGTTTGGCGGTCGCTATCGAGAACACAACTCAATTATTGAGATGGTTACGTTTGTCAATAATCAAGGTGGTGTAGTTTCGGTATACGGTGAAGATTGGGTTATCAAATCTCTAGACGGTGGTTTTATACGTAAGATTACTGATCAAGAGTTTAGAGAATTGTACGAAGTTGTTGAAGAATAGAAGTGAGGTTGAAGATGAAAAAATATATTGTAATTGCAAGTCGAAAAAAAGAAGGATATTTAGAAGAAGTTCGCCATAATTCAGAAAAAATCGAGATTTATTGCCGTTGGAAGGTGGAGAAAGAGTGCTTGTTGACGAGGAATCTTCGATTTAAATTGGAAAATTTAGAAGATAACAAAGAAAGATTACTTGCCATCGATTTGTGGACAATGCCTCTAATCAGACTTTGGGGTCTTGAAAAATACGAGCGGATTGAGATTGAGGTGGAAGATTAATGAAGACAATTATAGAAAAATACATTGAAGATATAGACGAACGTATAGAACATCGGAAGAATAGTATAGACCAATGGTTTGATACATTGGCACTTTTACTCCGTGACTACAAAGATGGGAAAAAGAACAAGTTACAAACACTAATCGAAACTAAGAATATCATTGAAGCTATCGAAGCTAGGAGTAGCGAGAACAATGAACTGTTAGCAATCCAAGCTATGTTGACAAGGATGAACCAAGAAGTAAAGGAGAAAAATTAATGGATATATTTTTAGTCACTTATTACGATATGGCATCTTGGATTTGTTTCTGTAATTCTTGGATTGTTTCAGAATAAGTAGAAGTATCAATTTTTAATTTGCAAGTTTTAAATCGAGATTTTTTATCAAATTGAATAGATAAATAAGAAAGGAGGGATGTATTTTGATTTGTGATGGAGATAAAGTTAGAATCATCCAACTGGCGAGACTGGAAAAGTAACAGTCGTAAGTCAGTCGGGAGTGTGTTACGTTAAAGTTTTTGAAACCGGCGAGATTAAGGCGGTAAATCAATGTGATGTCGAGAGAATATAGATTAGGAGGTAAAGGATATGGACTCCAAAGAAAGAGAAAAAAAGAAGATGAAAAAAGCAGCAAGAGTATATCTTGTTGAATTATGTGAGAAATATGGATTTATTTATCCTGAATTTTTTAGCGAGAAAGAGCTTATGAGAATGCTAAATATTGTTGAAGCAAAAGACAGAGAGAAGCTCTATGCTTGTTACGAAGTTTTGAGAAAAGAATTTTCACCATCCCAAAGACCTAGTGATCGTCAAATTATCATGGGTGTTAAAAAATTGGTTAATGCTGGAAGAGTCCATGAAGTGAGTGAGTTTGTTATACATAGCATGGGTAATGTCAGCCGCTCTGTGATGAATGGTTTTTTGGATAGGCATTCCTTGATGGAAAATATTAAAAAAGCAAGAAAAGATACCAGAGAATGGTGTTTGGTTGATGAAAAGAATCAGATAAATTTTGTTTTCTCATCAATGAGTAAAGCTGCTAAGTATTTAGGTATTTCAGAACCTACTGCTCGAAGAAAAGCGACTGAGCGTATATCATTTTCAGACGGGAGTTTTCTAATCAGCTACTATGACTATTATTTGGATAGTGGGATGTTGTATTTCAAATAAAAAAAGCTTCGGGATATCCGAAGCCTCCTGAAAAATTAACACACATACTATTATACAGGAGGTAACTATGGTTAGAGAAGTTTTTTTGAATATTCCACTAGTAGATCAGATTGAAACGGCGGAGAATGTTCTGTATTTTTTGAAACAACATTACGAAAAGCAGTTGAGAGTTTATCATTCAACTAATATGGCGAACTTGCAATCTCCAAGTATCTCCGACATGCCAAAAGGCTCAATTTATGGTAACAGCAATGAAGAAAAAATGACTAAGTTTATTTCAGCGAAAATGATAGTTGATGGATTTAATCACACAGTAGAAATTGGTTCGTATGAATTAAAGATTGTCTGTCAAAACGTTCTAGGTAAGATAACAGCCACTGACGCAATGGAAAAGCTTTATTTGGAACGTACCAGGTACTACGAAGTGAAAAGACGAGCTTTAAACGAATTCGCAGATATCTTTGAGATGCAAACAGGATGTCCCGACTTACATGTATATAAGCAATAAGGTAGTTTTAATGGCTACCTTATTTTTGTATATACAAGTTGATACGTGGATGATATAATAAAACCACGGTTTATTTTTAGGAGGAAAGTGTCATGGCAAGAGGAGAGTTAACCTTATCAAGGTGGGGAAATAGTTTATCGATTAGAGTACCTAAAGCGTTATTAACACAATTTGATTTAAAAGAGAAAGATATTTTATTATTTGAAAGTGATGAAGATAAAATCATTTTAAAACCAAAAAGAAATCAAACGTTATTCGATAAAATGTTTGAAGGATACGATAGAAGCCAACCTTATCCATTTGAAATAGTAGATAAAGGCGGAGCTGTTGGAGAAGAATTATATTAATATTATTCGTGCGAGCATTTGATGCGCCTTAACACGAAAATATACTCTAAAGAAAGGAGGACTTTTATGAATTTAAAAGTCGGCGATATCGTTTTCTTATCAAACGATCCAAAGCCTCAAAATAATAATGAACAGAAAGGAGGACGTCCCTGGTTGGTTTTAAGCGTTGAAGGATTTAATCAAGTTACGCCCTTTGTGTGGGCGGTACCATTCACAACAAGCGAAAGGGATTATCCATTAGCTTATAAGTGGGATGTTGAAGGTAAAACTTCAGGAACGCTACTTTGTGACCAATTAACAACATTAGACGTAAAGCATAGAGATTACCAGTTTATTGAACACGTTAAAGTTCCAAACGAAGTAATGAATAATATACGAGCAGTGCTCAATATATAAAAAAAGCCCTAAGGACGACTTAGGACAAACAGACTATATACTTATGAACGCAACTTAAGTATATGGTCTTTTTTTTATTTTGTAAACATTATTTTGAAAATTTATTTAAAAATTAAAAGTAGGAAAAGGAATTCCAAAAGCGAACAAACGGCGGAATATCAACGAATAAAGAGCGGACGACAGGCGAATACACTAGATGTTATTATGATATTGTCAGATAGCTGACAGAAAATTTATTTTGTTTTTTCATATATACCATTAATTAACTTCTTTTCCTAAGGGAATGAATATTTGTCGAAAGACAGTGCGAGTGTGTGGGCAATAAGGTAGTTCGATTCTACCTACTCGCATTCATAAATAAGCAAGACTAGTGTAATCGCTAGTCTTTTTTTATTGACATAAAAACTATAACGAGAAAGGAGAGCGAATATGAATTCACGTAAGTTCATTCTATCAATCGCTTCACTTATGACAATTGGAACATTAGGAGCTGGAGCAGTTGAAGCTAAAGTAACTGATGAACAGGTCACTAAAGCTGCACAAAGAAACTTCAAGATGACTGATCAAGAAGATGCAAGAGTCGCTATTGTGATGTATGTCAAAGACGAGGTAAAAAATGGGGTTGTTTATGAAGTCGAACGTCCCGTCAAAGTTTTTGAAACTAAAAAAGCTGCGGAAGACTATGTTAAAGCTAACGAAGATATACATCAGTACAGAAGAGGACTATACACGGGTGAATTACGTATTCGAGTAAGCTACATTGAAAGATAGTCTAGATTTTGGAAAAGTACAAACTTATGAAGAGCTAAGGATGTTACGTGAGTTAGAAAAGCACTACAAGAAACATCCAGTAAAACATAAGCGTAAGTACAGTAAGAATACAAGTAAGATTAAATTAAAAGGTGGTGGGTGATGTGCCAAGAGTTAGACGATGTAGGTATAAAGATTGCCATGCGATGGTAGAGTTGCCAGACCATTATTGTCAACGACATTATAGTTATGAAGCAGAGTATATAGCTAATAGACAGAAGTGGGCAAGGTCAAGAAGTAAGGTATATCAGCATCACTACAATACAGTTACACGTAATAGGAATAGTAATAAGTCTGAACAATATAACTTCTATCGTAGTAAGCAGTGGGTAAACTTAAGACAGTTGGTATTGAATAGAGATTATTATTTGTGTCAGTATTGCAAAGTAATTAATAGGATTACCAGTGCTAAGACAGTAGATCATATTGTACCAATTGAATATGACACAGACTTGAGAGCAGATACTGGTAATCTTGCTACAATCTGTTCAAAGTGTCATAGACTCAAGACAGATTGGGAACGTTGGTACTATGGCACAGGTAAGGATAACCAGTTGAAACAAGTGCCTAAAATTACAAATATTAGTGAGATTGTTTTAAAAATGAATAGACTTGCTAAAACATCCCTAAAATAGCCGTAGATGTATTTTAAACAAATCGGATGAATTATATTAAAAGGAAATTTAAATTTATACCCGCCCCTATTAGGAGACAAGGAAGAGCGCACACATAGGAATCTCCTTATAAAAAAGTGCAATTTCTGAAATTTTTACCTAGGGGGGGTACCACAATTGAAAGGAGGTAAGCCGGTGGTTAAAAAAGTCTTTTATCAGCAGAATGATGGGCGTTTAAGCAGTACGCCGCCAAAGCACTTAGGAACAGTAGCAAAGGTATGTTGGCGCAAAATCGTGCCCTTTTTAGAAAGTACAGAGCGAGTTAAAAGAATAGATACTGCATTAGTAGAATTGTACTGCTCGCAATATGAGATTTATCGTCAAGCTTATGATGATGTCTTAGAGAATGGCATTCAAACTAAGATATTTAAATCACTTCAAGACGCAAGTGGTTCGATAGTGGGTAAAGATTTCGTTGGTTATCGTAAAAATCCAGCTGTTGCAACGATGAAAGACGCTAGTATACAGATAACCAGTATTGGTAGTCAACTGGGCTTATCTCCTAAAGCACGAGCTGAATTGATGCAATTGGTTGATAGTAAAGAAAAAGAAGATTCAACTGAAAAATTAGCAAAGATTTTTGGAGGTGAAAGTTAGTGGAAGTAGATTTGACTCAAACTCATGATGTTTTAGGAACATATCATAGTATCGATTTTTCAGATATTAGAAAGAAATATCAAGATGAAGGTACTAAATATGCTTTTAAAGTACTTGATGAAGAAATTGAAACAGGATATCTAATAAAGCTAGCTTGTTTTAGACACCTAAGAGATTTGCAAAGGCAGAACACAAAGGAATTTCCTTATCGTTATTCAGTCAAACAAGCTAAAAAACTATTGTTGTTTGCCTCAATGTGTCCAAATGTGGATACAGATTCTCCAACTGAATTAATGGATTGGCAAAAGTTTATTTTTTGTATGCTATTTGGTTGGAGAAATTTAGAAGGGCGAAAAAGATTTAGTCGTGCGATGGTATCTGTTGCTCGTGGACAAGGTAAAACTTACTTGATGGCAATTTTAATGTGCTACTCCTACTTTATAGAAAGTTTAGGATTGTCTAATCAAGATTATCTAGTGGCATCAATTAACTTTAAACAGACTAATAAGATATTTGGTTATATTAAAACAATGATGAAGTACATTGTTAAGACGGATATGTTTAAAGATTATGCTGCTACTGTTAACTTTAAAGCTCAAAGCGATCAGATGATTATGAAAGAAAAGAATAACGTTTTACGTGCTATCTCTCATGAATCAGGACAATATGATAGTTTTCACTTTACAACAGCTATTTTTGACGAAATTGGAGAAGTAAAAAGTAGAGAAAAGATTAGTAAGATTATTTCAGGTCAAGTTAAAGTGCCTAATCATCAATTCATTCAGATATCAACATCTTATCCAGACCCTAGCGTTCCATTTCATGAAGATCAAAAAATGATTCAGCAAGCGATGGAACAAGACTATAAGCGTGATGCAGATAACTTTTTAGGATTAATTTGGGCTCAAGATAGCTTAGATGAAACTTTTAAGCCAGAAACGTGGTATAAATCAAATCCTTTATTATATCTAGATAGTCAAAAACAAGTTTTAATGGAAGGATTACAAGATAAACGTGATGCAGATATGCTATCTGGTAATGTAGCAGACTTTCAAAATAAGAATTTAAATTTATGGTTAGCAGAAGCAACCAATAGTTTTTTGAAGTTAAGTGATATAGAACGAGCTATCCAGTCTAATTTCAATATTGAAGGTAGGACTGTATATATCGGCTATGACTATTCGATGTTTTCTGACAATACTGCAATAGCATTTGTATATCCTTATTCAGCCAATCATGGTGTTCCTAAATGGAGAGTTGAGCAACATTCATTTATTCCTTGGCAACACGCTGGTTCAATTGAGGCTAAAGAAAAGCAAGATGGTATAAATTATCGTGAATTAGCCAAGCAAGGTTATTGTACTATTACCAGTCATCCACAAGGTTTGATTAATGAAGAACAGGTTTATCATTGGTTATTAAACTACATACACGATAATGATCTTAATGTTATTTTCTTTGGCTATGATGATTGGGGAGCAACCACTACAATAAAGCAACTTGAGTTAAATACTGATTATCCATTGCAAGGTATCAGGCAACGGACATCAGAGCTAAAAGATCCTACAAAATTTTTGCAGAAGTGCTTTATTGAAGGAACAATTACACGTCCTGACGATAAAATCATGGAAAAAGCATTGATGAATGCTCAGATTTATGAAGATAAAATCGGTATTCAAGTGGATAAAGCTAAAGCAACGCTAAAAATTGACGTAGTGGATGCGATTATTGATGCGATGTATCAAGCAATGTACCATTTCGAAGATTTTGGAATAGCTAATGATAAGTCGAAACAAGTTGAATTAATGACAACTAAGCAAGTTGAAGATTGGTATATGAGTGATGAATCTGGATTATTAGGGGGTGATTTTGATGATTTTTAGACGAATTATAGGATATTTATGGCAACTTTCAGACGTTTTATTGTTTATTTCAGCAATGATTGTCCTAGATTATACAGCTTTTAGAGTTAATACTACATTAGGATGGTTCGTAATATCCTTAATATTATTTGTATTAGGTTGGCTAGTTGAAGTCATCTCTGAACGAAAGCGAGGTGATAGTTAATGCCAATATTCAATATTAATAACGCTTTAAAAACAGCAACCATGAGTGTGCCATTTGGCGATGAAAATGTCTTAGACTTTATGACTGGTGAGAATAGTAATACTTACATCAGTGCTAAAGAAGCTTTAAAAAATTCTGACATTTATTCAGCAATCTTTCAATTATCTGGAGATTTAGCATCGTCAAAAATTATTAGTAGTAAGACTAGATATCAAGGAATAATTGATAATCCAACTTTAACATCAAATAGTCATGCCTTTTGGCAAGCAGTATTTGCTCAGTTATTGTTGGGTGGAGAAGCTTTTATATATCGTTGGCGAAACATTAATGGTATAGATAATCATTGGGAATATTTGAGACCATCACAGGTTAGTACATATTTACTAGATGACGGTTCAGGTTTAATTTACAATATTACCTTTGACGAGCCAAAAATTGGAGTAAAAATGAATGTCCCACAAAATGATATTTTACATTTTAGATTACTTTCAAAAAACGGTGGTATGACTGGTATCAGTCCTTTATCTGCTTTAGCTAATGAACTGAACATTAAAAATGATTCTAATAAATTAACTAGAGCTGCATTAAGTCAAGCAATTATGGCTCCTGGTATTTTGAAAATCAAAAAAGAAGGTACTATTGATTGGAAATTAAAAGCTTTACGTTCTAAACAATTTATGAGGCAAGTTCAAGCTGCAAATAATGGACCAGTTGTAATTGATGATTTAGAAGAATATTCACCTTTAGAAATAAAATCGGATATTGCTAAATTATTAGCACAAGCTGATTGGACTGGTAATCAAATTGCTAAGGTGTATGGTATTCCCAATTCTTATTTAAACGGTCAAGGAGACCAACAGTCATCTTTAGACCAGATAAAAGGAATGTATGCTAATGCTTTATCTCGATATATGGAATCAATCGTATCAGAGCTTGATAATAAGTTAAATGCGGATATTAGATACAATATTAGACCAGCAATAGATCCACTACAAGATGGATACGCTCAAGTATTATCTGGTTTAACTAAAAATGGTATGTTGGCACATAATCAAGCTAGATACTTACTTCAAGAAACTGGTTATTTTCCAAAAGATTTACCAGAAGCACAACCTGCATTGTTAAAATCGAAAGGGGGTGATAGCGATGCGGAAAGTTCTAATTAAAGGAGATATTGTTGATGATAATACAGCGATGTTCTATGATTATTTTGGCATGACTTGTACAAGCCCTAAAAAAGTATCAGCAATTTTAGATGAAGAAGTTGCTGAAGGTGATGACGATATTGTTGTTGATATTGCATCGAATGGTGGCGATGTATTTGTTGCCTCTGAAATTTATAGTATGTTAAAGAATAATAAATCTAATGTAAAAGTTAATGTTACAGGGTTAGCTGCATCCGCTGCATCAGTAATTGCAATGGCAGGAGATACAGTATCAATTGCACCAACAGCTCAAATCATGATACATAAAGCGTGGACTCGTGTAGACGGCAATGCTGATGATTTAAATCATGAAGCAGGTGTTTTAAGTGGAATTGATGAATCGATTGCCAGTGCCTATGAATTAAAAACAGGCATGAAACAATCTGACCTTTTACAAATGATGTCAAATGAAACATGGTTGACTGCTCAAGATGCAGTAGATAAAGGTTTTGCTGATGAAATTATGTTCGTTAATGAAGAAGATGAACCAGTTATGAATTCTATGGAAGATATACCTAGTAAATCAGCTATTAATAAGTTAATGAATTTAATTTTAAAAGCAGACAAACAACAAAATAAAGAAACAAGCCAGTTTGAAAATCCAAGTTTAAAGGATAAGAAACTGGCTATTTTAATGGAAAGAAGGAAGTAAAACATGAATATTAATGAACTTAATAACGCTTGGATTGAATCTGGGCAAAAAGTAGCAGATTTAAACATGCAAATTAACGCTGCTTTAATTGATGATAATTACGATGAAGAAAAATTTGCTAACTTGAAAGCGCAACGTGATAAAGAAGTTGCACGTCGTGATAGTTTAAAAGAACAATTAGATACTGCACGAGCTGAACAAGTTTATAACATGCCAGATAGTGTAAAAGAACCATTGAATGATAATGAAAAAGATTTAAAAGCAAAATTCGTTAAAGATTTTATTGGTATGATGAATAACGATCCTAAAGTATTAGCGATGGTTACATCTTCTAAAGATGATAGTGGTAATAATGCTGGCCTAACAATTCCTGAAGATATTCAAACAGCTATTCATCAATTAGTACGCCGTTATGATTCATTAGAACAATACGTAAATCGTGAATCTGTATCTATGCCAAGTGGTTCTCGTGTGTTTGAAAAATGGACTGATGTTACACCATTAGCTAATCTAGATGATGAAACTGCAGCAATTGGCGATAATGATGATCCAAAACTAACATTAATCAAGTTCGCAATTAAACGTTATGCAGGTATTACTACTGTCACAAATACTTTATTGAAAGATACTGCAGAAAATATCTTAGCTTGGTTATCTGCATGGATTGCTAAAAAGGTAGTAGTTACACGTAACAAGGCAATTATTGATGTAATGAATAAGGCACCTAAGAAACCAACTATTGCAGATTTTGACGGTATTATCGATTTAATTAATACAGGAGTAGATCCTGCAATTAAAACAACGTCATTCTTGATGACTAATACATCTGGTTTGAATACTTTAGCTAAAGTTAAGGATGCAATGGGACGTTACTTATTACAACCAGATCCTAAACAACCAGATCAATACATCATTAAAGGTAAGCGAGTAATTGAAATTGCTGATCGTTGGTTACCAGATAATTCTGGAAATCATCCATTATACTATGGTGATCTAAAACAAGCAGTAACATTGTTTGATCGTGAAAATATGTCTCTATTATCTACTAACATTGGTGGAGGAGCGTTTGAAAAAGATTTAACTAAAGTTCGTGTAATTGATCGTTTTGACGTAGTAGCAACTGATAGTGAAGCTTGGGTAGCTGGTTCGTTCAAAACTATTAAAGATCAAGAAGCTAATTTAGCAGGCACATCTAAAGCTTAGAGGTGATTTAGATGGATAAGGAAATATTACTCGATGATTTAAAGTTATCTCTTAGAATTGATGTTGATGATGACGATAGATTACTAAATTCATATATTAATGCTGCTGAAGTTTATATTAAAACTGCAGTAGGTGGCGATAATGAATTTTGGCAACAAGAAGATGTTATTGCAATTCAAAAAATAGCAATTTTAGCTTTAGCTGGTGCTTATTATGATTACAGAGTGGCTTTACAAGATGTAATGACTTATCCTATTAATCTAACTTTAAATGCGATAATCTCACAGTTACGTGGGAAACTGGCGTTATATGAAGAAGGTGATAGCGATGCCTAAGAAGTTATTACATTCTTCATTTAATCAGCGTATCGAGTTCCAGACTGTTAATTTTGTAGCTGATGATTTAACTGGAGATACAGTTGAAAAGCCAGTTGGCTTGTTTAAATGTTGGTGTGCACCGCAGAGACGAACCATGTTTCAACAGTTTCAGTTAACAGGCTTAGGGCTTGATGATACTCTAACTGTGGCAATTAGACACAATGATAAAGTTCAAGAAGCCACATTAGCTAAATATAAAAATGAAACTTATGAAGTAGTGTCTATCTCTCCTGATGATACTAATAACTATATGGCTTATGACTATGTGGTTATTAGGAAAAAGAAAGGAGCTGGCAAGCGTGGCTAATGATTTTGAAAAATTACTACAAGACTTTAGTAAGAGTTTGAATAAACTTGTTCCTAATATGGAGCAAAAAAAGAAAATCACTCAAGCGGGAGCTAAAGTACTAGAAGAGAATTTACGAAAAAATACACCAGTTTCTAAGTTAAATCACAAGAAAGAAAAGCATTTAAAAGAATATGTTATGTCACAAGATACTAATGTTGACGGTCAAGAAGACGGCAGCTCAACAGTTGGTTTTGGTAAAAAGGCTTATATTGCTAGATTTTTAAATGATGGCACAGTTAAAATGCCAGCAACTCATTTTGTAGATAATACTGTTAATGAGTCCAAGACGGAAGTTCTACTAGCTAATAAGGCTGAATATGACAAAATAATGCGAGGTGGTAAGTAGTGGAAACACCAACCACGATAGCAAAAAAATTGATGAAGGATATTACTTGGATAGATGAGTTATACTCTGGTTCTATTCCAAGTAATGTGGAAGTAAATACAAATAAAAATACAGTATTAATTACTGAATATTTAAATGAACCTAGTCTTTATGCCAATATGAAGATCAAGTATTGGCAAGTAGGGGTTGAAGTTCAAATTTTCTATAAATTGAGTGGCGATGATTTTCAAAATCACGAAATAGAATTAGCTCAACTATTCAATAATGATGATTGGGAGATTGAAACTTCAAGGAATAGAATTAAGGACCCAGACACTAAACAATGGACTAAGGTTTTTTATTTTTCAAAAATTTTAAAAGTGAAAGAAGGTATATAGAATGGCAGGAGCAACAACTCATGGTATTTTATACGCAGCATTTGGTATCGTTGACGATAAAGGCGATATTATTAAAGATGCTAAAAAAGGTGTTAGTGAATTAGGAGTTGAAGTAGTTGATGGCGATGGAGAAGGTGCTACAACTGCTAATATTACTGGTTTAGAACAAAACGGTACAATTAAATGGGCAAATAATAAAGCTAAGCGTATCACTCATGGTAAACAACAACCACAAGTTGCCTTAACTATGTTAGATATCAAAAAAGATTTATTAAACCGCCTAAAAGGATATGTATCTGATGGTAAAGGTGGTTACGTGCTTACATCTGGTTCTAAGCCTAATGTGGCATTATTAATTTGTTCTGAAGATATGGACGGAACAAGAATTTATGAAGGCTTTGCAAATGGTGAATTAACTCAACCAGCACAAAACCACGGTACTGATAATAACAATATTACAGAAGCTGATACTGCTTTGACCTATCAAGCTTTAGCTCCAATTAAAGATACAACTTTTGTTGATGATAAAGGAGTAACACAACCTTATAAGGTTTGGGCTGATGATGAAGCAGGATTTGATATTAATGCAATGTTCAAAGAAGTTTTTGGTGGTTTTGATGGTGTTGCAAGCCTTAAAATTCCGGGCGGAACCAAGACTAATAGCGTAGCAGTTGATGGCGGTTCTGAATTACATTAATTAGATAAACAGAGACGAGAAATGTGAAACGTTGGAGGATTATTTATTATGGTTAAAATTAATACAAAAAAACTTGGATTAAAGAAACCAGTTTTTATTAAAGTAACGGTTAAGAAGATCAAATTAGCTGATATGATGATGAATAAACTATTAAAGCTAGGTATTGAGCAAGATAGAGCTGAATTACTAAAAGAAAGAGATACCAGCAATGAAGATTTTATTAACAATGCAATTAAAATGAATAACGCGGAAATTGAATTTGCTGACAGTGCTTTTGATTTCTTGCAAAAAGCTTTGAATTTATCTAATAAAGAGCGTGATCTTGCTGAAGATAACTTAACTTTTGAAGAATTAGGTAATTATATTAATTATGTAATTATGCGAATTAAAGGCCAATCCGAAGAAGATATTAAAGCTATGATGAATTCAGAAGTTAAAAAGGATAAAGATCCAAAAAAAGAATTAGACGCTTAGCAGATACTTTAATTGATACTCAAAATGAATATCAAGACTTGCTATACCTACAACAGAAATTGATGTTGGAATCTGGTATAGCGATATCTGTTAGCGATGAAGAAGAATTTGAAACGATAGTTGAAGTAATGTCTGCTAAAGCTAAGGAAGATAGACCAGTTACGCCAAGAGAAGCGTTAAGACGCTTACGGGGAAAGTAATTTTTTATAAATCACTTCTTTTATAACTTAATATGTTATATAATATTGGTAAATAAAGAAGGTGGTTTATGTGAATTGGAGCGAAAAGATAGATTTTATCTTAGATAGTGATTTAAAGTGTAAGAACATATATTTTAATGATAAAAAAAGACAAATCTTAATCTCATACTGGGACACCGAAAAATGTAAGCTATATAAGTATAGCGATTTGTTACAAGGTAGTGTTAATAGCGAAGAAAAATTAGAAACTAGATATGAAAGTCATAAATTTAGATGGGGAATTTTAGGAAGTTTATTTGGTAATCTTTTAGGAACTTTTATAGGTGTTTTGTATGCTCAAGATCATCCGAAAGAATATAAAGAACGTTTTTTATATAACCCAAGTGTAACTTTAATGTTTAAAGATGGTTTTTTGTATCAGTGTTATTTATATAAAGGTAAACTTCACCGCTATTCAATACGTGGAGAATGTATAAAAGAAAAAATAGAGGAATTTAATAGCAAGACGTTTAAGATAGAATACAATCAGCTATAATTAGGTGTGATAAAAATGGTAAAAAAAACATCAGAGGCACAGTTGAAAGCAAATAGGCGTTGGAAAAACAAAAATAGAGATAAACAAAGAAATTATCAGTATGGTTCATATGCTAGAAAATTTATTCGTGAAATTGCAAATGAAAAGCAATTAAATGAATTGGAAATATTAATAAAGGAACGAAAAAATATACTAAAATAGGTTGATTCTTAAGAAAGTCCCGAAGGTGAGATAGATGAAGAAAGTATTTAATTGGTTAAAGATAAATAATCACTTTTGGTGGATACTAATTATTTCAATAACACTAGCTGTAATTATTGGCACAGTGTTCTTCTGGGACTGGATGTGGAAACATATTTATATTTGGATTTTTTTATATATTATCTTAGGCATAGTAGGAAATGTAAGACCATATTGGCGAAGATAGGTAGGTTATACTTTGAATAATAAAAGTCAACTGAAAAAGTTGGCTTTTTTATTTTGAAAGAAAGGAGGTTAAATTTAAGTGAAAGTTCAAAATGAAATGGCGACAAAAATTACTGTAGATACAGTTCAGGCTGCTAAAAGTATTTCGGCCTTTAGGAATGGTATTTCAGCTTTGACTAATTCATGGAAAGCTAACGAAATGGCATATCGAACAGCAGGCGATAGTTTAAATGCCTTAAAGTCCAGATATGAAGGTATTAGTAATGTTATCGAGCTTCAAAAACAAAAAATTGATGAATTAAAAAATAGGCAAGAAGGACTTGATAGAACTAATAAGGATCAAGCTAATACTTGGTTAAAGTTAGAGAAAGATATTCAGACTGCTACACGTCAATTAGCTAGTTACGAAGCACAACAAGCTAAAGCTAAGACATCAATGAACTATTATAATAGCGGTTTGGCTGATTTGCAGAAAAGCTATAGAACTACACAAGCTTTATCTAAGAGTTATGTTGAAAGACTTAGAGCAGAAGGCAAAGAAGTAGAAGCTAAAAAAGCACAGTTAAGTGGCGTCAAGAATGCATTGAATAGTTTAAATGAACAGTATCAGTTGCAAAAAAAAGAATTAGAGTCTGTTGCAAGTAAAACAGGTATGACGAGTGAAGCATACATGAAGCAAAAGACTAGATTAAACGAAACTGCAACAGCAATAGCCAAAGCTAAAAATAAATTTAATGAGTTAAATAATTCTTTAAAAGAACAACCAACTACGTTTTTTGGCAAATTAAAAGATCAAGTATTATCTTTCGAAAAGCAGACCGAAAAAGTTGATAATAGATTATCAAAATTTAAAGAAAAAATGAATAATACTTTTGTTGCGGTAACTGCATCCAATGCAATTGGTACTCTTACAGGTAGTTTTTCTAACTTGATATCAGAGTCATTTAAAGCAAGTGATGCAATGGATAAATTTAAGTCGACTATGCAACTAGGTGGCTTTGGTTCTAAAGAAATTCAAAAAGTTTCAAAAGAAGTAAGAAAATATGCTGATGATACAGTTTATGAATTAAATGACGTATCTAATACAACTGCACAGTTAGCTGCTAACGGTGTTAAAAATTACATGAAATTAACTGAGGCAGCTGGTAACTTAAATGCTCAAGCTGGTGGGAATGCAGAAACTTTCAAATCTGTAGCAATGGTAATGACACAAACTGCTGGTGCTGGTAAATTAACTACCGAAAATTGGAACCAATTAGCTGATGCAATGCCTGGTGCATCTGGTAAATTACAAGAGGCTATGAAGAAAAATGGTGCTTATACTGGTAATTTTCGCGATGCTATGGAAAAAGGGCAAATAAGCGCTAAAGAGTTTAATAAAGCTATTATGGACTTAGGATCAACGGATTCAGCAGAGAAAGCAGCTAAAAATACAGCAACTATTGAAGGCGCTGTTGGAAATCTTGAAGCAGCAGTTGTTAGCGGTATTCAAAATATTATAGATACTTTTGGCAAAAGTAACTTTACAAATGTAATAAATGAAACTACTAAAAACATAGAAAATATATCTACTAAAATTGGGAATTTTTTTAAAGAAAATAAAGAACCAATACAGGGCATTGTTGATAGTATATCTATAATTTTTAAAACAGTAGGTAATGCAATCTGGGAAACATTTAGTAACACAATAGAAACTATTGGTAAAGCGTTTGGTGTAGTTGGTGAAAATAGTTCAAAAACTAATTCAACTTTAAAAACTATCGATTCATTATTAAAGAAAATCGCATCACATAAAAAGGCGATTGATCTTTTAACAAAGTCTTTAATTGGTTTATGGACTGTGAACAAGGGAAGAAAAATCTTGTCTAATGTGATATTTAAACCTAAAGTTGATAGTAAAGATGCCAAACGGGAATTAACTTTAGTTGGAAGGATTGCAAGAAAAACAGGGATAAGTATAAAAAAAGCTTTAAAATGGACTGCCAAGATTTCAATTAAAGCAGCAAAAGCAGCTTTGAGTGGACTTAGCAAAGCAGCATCAATTACAGGTAAAGCTGTTAAGGTTGCATTCAATGGTATGTTATCTGCAGCAAAGAAACTAGCATTAGGATTTAAAGCAGTATTTCTATCTAATCCATTTGGTATTGCAATTTTAGCGATTACTGCTTTAGGTGTTGCGTTTTATGAACTATATAAACACAATAAAAAATTCAAGAAGTTTGTTGATGGTTTAGTAAAGGATGCTAAAAAAGCATTTGATAATATAGTCAAGTTCTTTAAAAACTTACCTAAAGAGATATCTAAAGTAGGGAAGAATATTACAGGATTCTTCAGCAAAGGTTGGAAATCAATTAAAGATACAACTAACAAAGGTATCAAGAACACTCAAAAGAGTTGGAATAAGTTTAATAAAGATGTTGCTAAGTCTGCCAATAATATGTGGAAAGACACTAAAAAGAAGTTTAGCGATGGCTGGAATAGTTTAAAGAAAAATGCTGATAATGGTAAAGATAAGATTGTAAAATCATGGAATAATCTTAATAATGCAACACTTAATGTCGCTAAAAAAATGGCTAAAGAGAATCCTAAACAGTTTAAATTAGGATATAATGCTATTCAATCCTACACTAATACTTGGAAAGATTTTACCAGTGGACATTGGGATAAATTAGGCGGTGATATTAACGATACTGCTAAAAATATTCGTAAGTTTACTAAAAATATATTTAAGGATATGTATGATTGGTTGAATGATAAAACTGGTGGCAGATTAGGTGATATGGTAAATACTTTTACTGATAAATTCGGACAATTAAAAGATATTGTTGGTTCAGCAGTTAAAGGTGTTAAACATAAAACTGTAGATTTGGTAAACGGTGTGGTTAAACCATTCAATGATATGTTAGGTGGTTTAAAGAATGGTATTAACTGGGTTCTCGATAAAGTTGGCGCTCCACAAATAAATGCTAGTTGGGCAATTCCAACAGTATCTTATGCTAAAGGCACAGCTGATGTACAAGGTTCAAACGGAACACATCAAGGTGGATTAGCTTTAGTTAATGACGGTGTAGGTGAACATTACCGTGAAATGTTTAGATTACCTAATGGAAAAGTAGGTATTTTCCCTAAACAACGTAATATGGTGGTTCCTTTGCCTAAAGGATCAAGCGTTTTAAATGGCGAAGATACTTATAAATTAACTACAATGCTAGGAATTCCAGCATATGCCAATGGTATTGGTAAATTCTTTAAAGGTGTCTGGAATAGTGCTGTTGATTTAGTTGATGAAGCAGAAGATATTTTAAAGAAACCAGCTGAATTTTTAAAAGAAGTCTTTGAAAAACATATTGGTAATTTATCAGCTAAAGGATTAGCTGGCGATATTGTTACTAACTTTCCTAATAAATTGGCAAGTTTAGCGGTTGATTGGGTAAAGAAATTATTTGAAGATTTTGAAGCTGGTGGCGATGGAAATAGCCCTGCTGGTAGAATGGCTAAATCTGAATTTGCCAAGATAGCTAAACACGCTGCTAGATTGATGCATCAAAAACTTAGTAAACGTGATATAGAGCATTTGTACTATCAAGCATCAACTGAATCTGGTGTAGATCCTGCTCAAAATGGTGGTTATGATGATCATGACGGAACAGGTTTACCAATTGGATTATTCCAATATAAACTTGGTACTTGGAAAAGTTGGGCAGTTCCAGGACATGCTAATATTCATTCTGCCTTAGATCAAATTATGGCAGTTTTAAATGATAGTAATTGGAGAAATGATTTCCCACCAATCGGAGTAAAGAGAGGTTGGGGGCCTTCAGGTCATAGAATGATGGCTTATGGCGGAAGAATTGATACTAACCAATTAATCGAAGTCGCTGAAAATAATAAACCTGAATATATTATTCCAACTGATCCAGTTAAGCGTCCTAGAGCTTGGCAACTTATGCATGAATTGACTTCTGAATTTACTAAGCAAGATCCAGGACATTCAATAAATCGTGATAATAGAGATATAAAAGAATTAAACGATAAATTTGATTCGCTATTAGCGATGTTTAGTCAATTATTGGGGTTAAACAGTCAACAATTAAAAGCTATTCGAGAGAGTGGATTTGATAAAAATAAATTGTATAAGCAACAAGCAATAGATCAAAAATTGATTAACTATCAAACATTTTAGAAAGGAGTGATATTTTGAACGAATTTTATATTAAACCACAGAATGGGAAAGAGATGAGATTATCTGATATCACTCAGCATGTAGAATTACTTAGTTTAGATGAAAATCCAGCGATAACTAATACTTATCAATCTAATCCCGCACAAGATGGAGAGTTATGGAATTATTCTACCTATAACCCTACTGTTGTTAGTTGTGAGTTTCTATTATATTTTTCTACTTGGCAAGATTATATATTAGCAAAGCATGATATTATGAGAACTTTCATGCAAAAAGGGTTATTTAGAATTAGGGAAGAAATAAATAGTCAATTGGTGAGATATGTTAGAGCATCTTCATTTACAATTAGTCCTGACGATAAAGGATCAAATTGGGTTACTTTTACTATTCCATTCGATAATCCTAGTGGAATGAAATATAGTCTATATAGATCAGATGAAGTTGATTTAAATGCTTTAAAAGGATGGTCATATGGTCAAAACTTGATTGATAATGATTACTCATATAGATTCTCGGATAAATCCTTTAGAGTTTACAACCCTAGTGATATACCAATTGACCCTTATCTTGGTAAACATGATTTAAAAATCATTAGTAAGTTTAGTGGTAGTTCTCTAAAAATTACTAACACAACTAATGGAACTAGCTGGAGTTACAATAAATCATCTAATGGGAATGAAACTGTTCTACTAGACGGAATTGTAACAACTGTTAATGGAAACCCAGCAACAGTAAACACAGATTACGGTCATATTGTGTTGAATGCTGGATGGAATGATATTGTTGTTAGTGGCACGAATAGCAATGATATCACGTTCAGTTTTCCATTTATTTATATCTGATGTTTCAAGGAAAGATTTTAGTTCAAGGGGTTAATCGTGCTGAAAAAGAGCCTTTGAATTTGTTTGACCCTAAGTCTGTACAAATCCAGTGGGAAGTAAATCAGACTTGGAGCTTACAATTAACTGCATATAATGACGGAAGCTTAGCTTATCAAATGTTGGAAAGTGAAGCTTCTATTTTTTTGGACAATCAAGAATATATCATTAAACAAGTGGCTAATGATTCATCTAGTGGATTAGATAGTATTCAAGTAACAGCTACTCATGTTTATTTTGAAGTACAAAAAATTAGGAAGTATAAAGAGTACGTTGACCCAACAGACAAGGATAAACAAGCAGATGTTAAAGCTCTAAAAGATAATACTGATTCTTCTAAGTCTGATGATAGTGATAACGCTAAAACTAATACTAGCGAAAAAACAGAAGGTAATACCACAACTAAAGTAACAACTAAAACCACTGATGAAACACAACAGGATAATCAAAATCAAGTGACTTATTCAATTCAAGATGTGCTAGATCATTGGTTAAAAGATAACAAACTTGGTTTTGCCTATGAAGTGATTGGTAGCTTTGAAAAGAAAGAATTAGAAGAATTACAGGACGGAACTGGTGCTGATATGTTATCTAAGATTTCCGATACTTGGGATAATGCAATTATATATCCAGATAATCGGAAAATTAGAGTATATTCAACAGATGAGTTTAACCTAAATCGTGGTAATAGAATAGATTACTTGAATAATGCAAGTGAGATTAAATTTAGTATTGATTCAACATCATTAACGAATATGGTCTATTGCATTGGTGGAAAATATTCTGTTGAAACTACTACAGAAACGACTACTACCACAACAACTACTACAACAAGTGGCGGTTGGGGTTGGCCTTTTCCTAGTGTGGGAGAAGGTAATTTTATGCAAGCTCAAAGGTTTGGTAACGATGGTGGATATCGTCAAAACGGCTTTCATGATGGTTTAGATTTTGGTTCTGTAGATCATCCAGGACGTGAAGTACATGCTATTCATGGTGGAAAAGTTACAATCAAGTCATATATGGGTGGGCTTGGTAATTACGTTGTTATTTCTGGTGGCGGATATAATGTTGTTTATCAAGAAGCATTTTCAAGTGCTAGCAATATCATAGTTAATGTAGGAGATACGGTTAAAGTCGGTGATGTTATTGGCTATCGTGATACAAGTCATTTACATGTTGGAGTAACTAAAGCTGATTTCAACGTTGCTGTTGGAAAATCATTTACCAATGATGGAACTTGGTTAGATCCACTAGAATTAATTAAGAATGGTCCTAGCGATACTGACACTGAAACATCATCAGAAACTAACTCAAACTCAAATACGCAAGAATACTATTATTTTGCGCCGTTTATGTATCGTGATGAAGAATCTATCAAGAAATATGGTGAACATCCAGCAGAACCAATTGAAGATGATAGATTTAAGGATAAAAACGCAATGATTGAGTACGTTAAGACTAAATTGCAACCTAATCCGTCATTGTCTATTGATGTAACAACTACTACTGGCGTTAGACCAATAGCTGGAGATGTCATGCACGTCATGGTTAAGTCGCAGAATATATCAACAGACTTTACTTTGACTGGTTTCACCTGGTACCCGTATTCATATCCAGTTGATAATCAAACATCAATAACATTAAACTCCAATGTTCAAAATATCCTTGATTATCAAAACTCAAAGCAAAGACAAGTTAATAAGGCTATATCTGAATTAAAAAGTTCTACAAATGAAGTAATTAATAATGCTAATTCTAATAAATTCAGTGAATTTGGTGGGAATCAACAATTAAAAACGTGGCTGAATGATTTTGTTGGAGGCTAAAGTATGAATATTTGGGAATGGATAGATAAACTAACAAAAGGTCTGCAGAAATTGGATAGCAGAATTACAGTAATTGAGAACGTACTATTTGATGATAAGACAAACAATAAAAGTCCTATTGTTACTAAAGAACAACTTGATGAGATTAATGATAGGTTAGACGAGATAGAAAGAAAGTTAGGTGGTAGTGATGGAACAACTGAACCTTGATGATATTGGTTTGACTGATCGAACTCAGTATAATGCGACGGTTTCCAATTTCAATCAAATTCAGCGTGTTGTTAATGGCAATACTGATGAGATTGAAACAAAATTAGATAGCAAAACTAATTTGAATTATTTTGAAGATGAGATTAAACGATTAGATGATAAAACGGATGCTTTAAACGAAGATTGGAAAGCAAGGTTAAAGCGTGTAACTTTAGGTAGTGATGAGGAAATGATTGAAAATGTAGTAACTAAAATTTTACAAAAGAAAGGAGTAATCTAATGGCACAAACATTAAAATATGTGATTGGTAAAGATTATCGACCACTAACAATGCTAGAAGCTAAGAGCAGTAACGTTTCAAATATTGACTACGGCGCTAATCCAAACTGGGTGCAAGCTAGACAATATGAAGACGGACTAAGACAAGTCTTCGTTGAGATTGCCAACGAAGATGGTACACCGTTTGATTTAACGGGTGCGAACGTTCTTTTTGAGGGGGTTTTACCTGATAATGAACATAAGATTTTGGATAACGAACACGCAGTTTTTTATGAAGATCCAACATCAGGTAAGTTCCGCTTTGATTTACCAGCTCAAGCTTTTACGGTTGCTGGTCAATATAAGCAATCGTTTTTCCGTGTGATGAAAGGATATAAAAATATTGCGACACTTGAATTTAAACTTCAAGTACTTGCTGATTGGGTTATTGGCGGATTAACTCCTAGTGACTATATTAGTCCATTGGAAAAGTTCTTCAGTCAAATCAATGATGAGTTACTAGCCGACAAGAACAAACTTAAGCAAGCAGTTGATGAGTTTAAACAAGAAGTTAATGATATTCAAAAAGCGATTACTGATAAATCTGACGCAGCCGGAAATATGCTAGATAGTTTGACACAACGCATTGTAACTCTTGAAACAAAAATCAAAAATGATGATTTATTTACCAACTCCGATGCGGTTGAGTATAAACTGAAAATTAATGATGAAATTAACGACTTAAAACTATCATTACTTAATACTGATAAAAACTTACAAACTAAGGCCACAGAAATTTCCAATAAATTTGATGAAAACTTACAAACTAAGACCACGAAAATTTCTGACGAATTTAATGAAAAAATTGATAAACTTAATAAAACAGTTACAAGTTCAATGAGCGAAGCTAAGACACTTGTTGAGAATAAAATTGCACAAATGGATAATGGAGTACATGGATATCCCAATGCCAATGCAATTAAGCAAGCTTATCCTAATGGCGCTCAAGGTATTTTTGTTGCCGTTGACACAGGACACCAATGGTACTACGTTAATGGACAATGGACAGACGGCGGCGCTTATCAATCCCCTCGAGGAAACGCTGATGCAACAGCTACAGCGTTGCACAATCAAATGTTGGATGCGTTAGACCAACAAGATAAAATTTGGCAGAGAAAACTATATGTGAATGTTAATACTGGAGAATGGCTTAACGATAAAAATATGAGGGAAACACAAAGTAATTGGTGTTGGACTCCATATTATACTCCAGTAAAAAAGAATTCAGATTATATTTTTGCTGGATATGATGGTGTAAGCGCAACTCTAAAGTAGTTGGCATTTCATCTGTATACATTAATTTATATTCGTCAGATAAATCTTTCATTAAACAGATTTATACAAATAGAACTAATCCAGGTATTTTTAATACGGAAAACGCTGAATACATCAGATTTAGTATGTCAACGAATACCTTTTCAGATGAACAATATCCATCGCTTTTTAAGGGAAACACTCTTCCTAAAGAAATAGAAAACGACATTTATGGGCTTTTTGATACAGCATATAAACAGTTAGGTAATTCTCTTGCAGATTTTAAATTGCCACCTAGTCTTAGTTTGCCTAAAATGGCAAACTTACCTGTGCAAATCTACGATGATACATTAATTGAATATGCAGTAAATACAGACGTAATCAAGGTTTTTCTATATGATAATTTCAGTAATCTTATAGCTAAAAATAATAGTGGTAATGGTTGGAGAATTCCAGCTAATTCTGGTGATAGAGCATTGGATTTTAACGCTATTTTAGGTTCATCACCTGAAAATTATTGGAGATATGCACCAAAACTATACAGAAAACAATCAAAAATTTTTATCAATGAAATTCCAATCGATGCAGGTAAAGGGCAAAACATTAAAGTATTAATAATTGGAGATAGTTTAACAAATTATAATATCTATCCTAATCGTGCTGGAGAGTTAGCTAATTCAGATGAAAACGCTACGATTAAATTTATTGGAACTCGTGGAGATAACACCAAACACGAGGGTCGAGGTGGTTGGTCTGCCAAGATATATACAACTAGAACTCAGTACAATTCATATAATAATCCGTTTATCAATAACGGCAAGTTTGATTTCTCTCATTATATGAATACGAATAATTTTTCTGATGTTGATATTGTAATCATAAATTTAGGAACAAATGATGTAACGTTAAATAAACCTGATATGGATAATGATTTTTCAGAAGATTTCAAAGCGTATGATGAAATGATTAGTAGCATTAAAGCGTATGATTCAAACATAAAAATAGCCTTGGGATCTACAATCGAACCGGCTAGATTAAACAATGCACACATTGATGTTAAAACTAGACGGCAACGTTGGAATAGGTTAATGGCAAAGTATTGTTTGGATAATAATTATACTTATATCCCATATTGGTTTGTTGTTGATCCTATCAATGATTTCAAATATGAAGACGTTCAAATTGATGATTACAACACAGCGACAATTAGAAAAGTTGCTGACAGTACTCATCCAGCAGATAGTGGTTATAAAAAAATGGGCGATTTAACATATGCAACCATTAAGAAGTTAGCTGAAGATATTAGGACAAATAAATAAATTAATTAGCGGTGGGTGGGAGGATAAAGATACATTTAAATGTTCATAAATAGCTAATTTTGAAAAATAATAGTACACTCATCTTATGAATTAATAGAGGTGTTTATTATGAATAATAAAGATTTAGTGATTATGTCTGTTTTAACTGCATTTCTAAGTTCTATAATAGTTTTTATTTGCCTAGATATAAGTAATGGTAACTTTGATAATCTGGCTGATTGGTTCGGAGCTTTGGGTAGCATTGGTGCGATTTTAGCAGTTATATATCAAGTGCATAAACAGAGAGAAGAATTTTTAGATGCTAATCAAAAAGATGGAGAAGTTTGTCTTAAAGCATACAGAGATATGAGTGGATATAAATTAAAACATTGGATAGTAAATACAGGAAAATCTGTTGAAGGATATAGATTTATAGGATTTGTTGCTGAAAAAGATATAGAAGCATTGCTCAACGGAAGTAAGGGAGCTGAAGTAGCAGTTCAATTTTTTGGAAACGTACCTTATTACGATGTGGAGTCTAATCTAGAATCTTTAGTTCCTGCAGGACAATCCGAAAAAATAGAACTTGATATCACAATGTTGAAAAGTTTTTTTGACAGAAAAACTGTATATATAGTTTATAAAGGTTTATCAGGTGATTTTTATACTAAAAAAGTTACTATTAAATACTGAGTTATAAATAAAAATAAGGAGGTGACTATATGTGCACACATTGCTAGGATATTCCTGGGCGGAAATAGCGTCAATTTTGGCAGTTATTTCCGTCCTTTTTAGTGGAATTTATTGGCTAATTAGACATGGGGCTAAAGCATTAAATAATGCTATTACTATTGGAACGTATCCGCTGCAGCAGCAGTTTATAAAGTTATCGAATACGATTAATCGACTTAATAATAATCTTGAAGAACAACATAAAAGTTTGGTAAAACTGGAAGATGAGGTCGAAAAACACCATGACGAATTAATTAAACACGATAAGCGAATTGAAAGTTTGGAGCGTGATATAAAATGATGAAAGCATTATTAACTCAAGATGGTAAGTTGAACGCAAAGACGGTGACATCCTTAGCGTTGCTGGGCGTTGTGCTCGTTCAAGAAGTGGCCAAGTTATTCGGTTGGCATTTAACTGGCGACCCTAAGCAGGTAATGGAAATCGTCAATACAATTTTGACTATTCTCGGAACGCTAGGGCTTGCAAGCAATAGCGCTGACGTTAAAGATGATGAAATCAAAGCGAAAATTGAAGGAAAGGAGTAATATATGAAGAGAAAGAAAAATACTCGATTGATGATGGGACTTGCAACTTTAGGTGCAGGTCTTTTTTTATTGGCGCCTAATGTCAATGCTGCTAAGGGAGATTTCGGCGTAGACTGGGCTGTTTATCAAGGAGCTAACGGTAAGTTTGGATACGCTAAGGATAAGTTTGCTATTTCTCAAATTGGAGGTACAACTAACGGTTGGAGCATGTATGATCAGTGGACTTATCCCAGCCAAGTTCAATATACAATTGCACAAGGTAAAAGAGCACACACGTATATCTGGTGGCAGAACGTAACGACAAATGCTCAAGCAGACCGAGTGCTTGACTACTTCTTGCCAAAAATTCAAACTCCAAAAGGAAGTATTGTAGCTCTTGATATTGAAAGTGGCTATCAAAATACAAATGCTATTGCGCATGCTCTTCAACGAATTAAGAGTGCTGGTTATACTCCAGTTGTATACGGCTATAAGAATTATTTGACTAACAACACTGACTTGCATTATTTAGCAAAGCAAGCACAACTGTGGTTAGCTGAGTATCCAAATTACAATGTCACACCAACTCCAAACTACAACTTCTTCCCGTCATTCGAAAATATCGGCATTTTTCAATTTACTAGCACATACATTGCTGGCGGACTTGATGGTGATATTGACTTAACAGGAATTACTGATAATGGTTATAAAAAAGGAGAAGCCGATAATCCGAAGACGCAAACTCCGGCAGTTAAAGCCGGTATTGTTGCTGATTCTACTTCAAAATCTGATATTAAAGCTGGATATACGGTTAAGATAAACTTTAGCGCTAAGAACTATGCGACTGGACAAGCAATTCCAAGTTTCGTTAAAGGACAACCGCATGAAGTCTTGCAAGTATCCGGCGACAAGGTATTGCTTGCTGACATCATGTCATGGGTTAAAAAATCAGATATCGAAATTTTAGCCACAAACAAGGCGAGTGGCAATGTCGAGTTAAAGCGGCAAACTAAGGATAAATGGACTGATGATTTAGGAGTAACCTGGACTAAAGAAAAAGCAACTTTCAGAATTACTAAAGGTCCATTGCATTTAAGATGGGGAGCTAGTCCAAGATCAAGTGTGATTTCAGTTTTAGGTAATGGCAGTGAAATCAAGTATGATGCTTACGCTAAGACAAATGGATTTACTTATGTAAGACAGCCTCGCTCTAATGGTCAATATGGCTATATCGCCGTAAGGGACTCTCAAAGGAATGCTTACGGAACATTTAAATAACGAACGAAAAATTTTGGCCACTCCTAATAGTTAGTTAAAATCTCTAACCTTTAAAAGTGGCCACAAAAAAATATACGGCTTTAGCTCACTTCCCGTTTGGGAGGTGGGCTTTTTTGTGCTTAGATTTTTGTTTTTGGAAATAATTTAAATATTTAGGTAATTAAAAGAACTAAAAAATTAAAAATAGGCTCTTATTGACTTTTAATTGATTAATATGTACCATTATTTTAATAAAAGCCCAAAAATTAAAAAGAAGGTGATGAGATGGACTACAAAAATTTAAGTAAATGGAGTTATATTAATCCTGGGAAAGATGTGAAACAGGAGTACAATATTAGATACAATAATCCTACGACGATTAAAACCGGTTTATTCATAAACCAGTTTTAAGAGGGGAAAGGTTAAGTGATGTCAGAGAATTATTCGTGATACCTATTCAGGAAATTTTAACTTTACAAGATGCAATTATGCAAAACTCAAAGAAGATTACAGAATTAAGAAACACTCTACCGAGGATTGCGTCAGACCAACTGTTTAACTATACTTTATTAACAGAAATTAAAAGTACAAATGATATCGAAGACGTTAAGACGACTAGCGAAGAAATTACAGAGGCCATAACAAATGTAAAAAATAAGTCGAGGAAAAAAACAAGGTTGAATTCTTTCGTTAAGATGTATTGGAAAATAAACGATGGTGAAAATCTTAAAATAAGCAAATTGGAAGATATTCGGGAAATATATGATTTTTTACTAGAAGGTGAAATATCTAATGATGATTTTCCTGACGGAAAGTTATTTAGAAATTCATTTACGCGAATAGGAAATGATTTTACAACACATCACGTACCTAAGATTAATGAAGAAGATACATCTATTGATTTAATGAGCTGGATTAAATTTGTGAATGGTAACACACCATTTTTAATAAAGGCGTTAGTATCCCACTACTTTTTTGAATATGTACATCCCTTCAAAGATGGAAACGGCAGGACTGGTAGGTATATAGCTTGCGTTTATTTAGGATATAAGTTAGATCCTTTAACAGCAATTACATTATCTAGTGAAATTAATAAAAACAGAAGTAAGTATTATAAATCTTTTTTAGATGTAGAAAATCCCAGAAATTACGGAGAAGCAACTTTTTTTGTAATTGATATGATGAAAATATTGATTAAAGGTCAGAAATCATTGCTTAAAGACCTAGAAGAAAAAAGAGACATGCTCTCCTATGGAGAAAATTTAATTGCATCTTATGCAAGGACGGATATTGAAAAAGTATTACTATTTCTACATTTTCAGTCTTATTTATTTAATGACTATGGTTACGGAATAGAAGATAGAGATTTAAAAGAATATACTAAAGAATTTAAAAATACTCAAGTGAGAAGAACCTTGGATGAGCTTACTCAAGAAGGAGCGTTAGAGTTGACAAAAAAATCACCTAAGACAAGAAGATTATCTGTAGAGTGGTTTGATAAGTTACTGCAAAATTAGCCGCTCTCTTTTCAACGCGAATAAAGAAAAAAATTTATACTTATAGAGCTATGGTTAAAAAATTTATCCGTGATTTTGCGACGAAAAAAGACACTTTGTTTCTACTATTATATAAGTAGAGGCAAGGTGTCTTTTTTGATATAATATTTATGAGGGAAGTAACAGTTATTTTATCTAGGATTTATTGATAAAAATGGTAGCAATTTGGTAGCAAAAAAATAGTAATTTTTAATTAATATAGTAATAGTATAAAATATATAAAGTACAGACTAATATTGGTATATATACGTTTAAATAACCTTTAAGTTATAGAAAAATATCATGTGTAATTACGTGCATTACACGGTAAGGCAGCTCGTATTCCAGAACGCCGTCGTTAATATATTTCAAAAGAACGTTGATTTATCAACGTTCTTTTTTTGTTGTTTCATTAATAATGAATGATAAAATTATAAAAAAATATGCTAAGGGGAAATTTTGGGCAAACTATAAAAAATCAAGTTTACTTTCAAGTTGCTTTTGCTTCAAATCTGATTGAAAACGTTGGAGAAGTAGCTTGGAAAGACTTAGATATTTCATTTCAATACGACTTACCGCTACAGATTGCTCAAGCATTAGCTAGTTTGGGAGTATCAATGGAAACATGGTTGAAAGTTATTTCGGTTGTTGATGATCCTAAGCAAGAAGATAAGATGTTGAACAAACAAAAGCAACAATTCAAAAATAACTTAGAAATGATTGCTAGTGGCAACATTAAACCGGACGGTGAAGTAAATGACAACGGTCCAAGACGAGAAAAATAGAATTGATTACCTGTTACAAAGAGATAAAATTACGGATAAAGAAATTCAAAAAGCGTATGATGACGGCTTATATAAGTTAAAGGCAGTTATCAATCGCGCTTTTTCTTTATATTCAACTGACGGAGTACTTGTTCCAACTAATCTAAACTGTAAGGTTATTAAGAAAGATACAATGATGAGACCAGTTAAAGGAGAGGAGTATTATCATGAAAACCACAGAAGAGATTATAATGATTAATGGAGAAGAATGTATACATTGCCCTGTATGTGGAAGAATAGTGGCTCTTTTTGATGTTTGCGAATGCAACTGGGAAAATACTGGCGAAACTAATATCGATGGTGGTCCTAACCATATGACCTTAGAGGAAGCTAAAAAGGCTTATGCTGAAGGGCGTGAAATTAATTAA